CATGGGATCGGATCGCGCATGCATGGTGGCATGCAGAGGGTGGCGCTGCAGTGTGGTGCATGTCGCCCCCGCGCATGCGCGTTCCACTCTATGGCGCACAGACGCTGACAGCGCACGCGCTCACTCTGCCGCCGCTCTCAGCGCTCTCGCAGCGCTCTCGGCGCACGAATGGAACGCGGCGTAGCGCGACGAGGGGGGGAGGGGGGAGGGGGGTATCCCCCGGCGAGCGTCCGCGCCAGCGCGGTACCACCCCCACACGGTCAGAGCCAGCTGGGTACTTGTCAACGGCAGAGCGCGTGGGTATCATGGGGGCAGCGGAATCAGTAGGAGCTGGTACATGTCAACGGGAGAGCAGATGGCCGCAGTGACGAAGGACGCGCAGTACGCGACGATGGAGCAGGTCTTGGCGCGGATGGCGGAAGGCCAGACCGTGGCGGATGCGGTGGCCGGATTGGGCCTGAAGGTCAGTGCCGGAGCGGTGCGCCAGTGGTTTCGGCGGGAGCCGGAATGGACGGAGCGCTACGAGCAGGCCAAGCGCTTACTGGCGCAGGCGCTGGCAGAGGAAGCGATCAAGATTGCGCGGGAGAGTACGAATCACTCTAGCGCGGCAGATCGGTTGCTGATTGATACGCTGAAGTGGGCGGCGTCCAAGGCGAATCCCGCCGAATATGGGGAGCGCCAGACGGTTGAGCATCAGGGAGCGCAGACGCTCCAAGTGAAGATCGTGGAGGATGACGTACCCGTCCATAGCGCCAAGGCGTTGACCGCGGCGCAGAAGGATCTGGCCAGTGGAGCGCTGATGCGCATCGCGGTGGATGCGCCATTGAAGCTGGTCAGCGCGGGAGAAGATTAAGATTGCATTAAGATTGCATGAAGATTGGCGCACAGGGGCTTGACAGGCTGTTTCGGTGCGCCGAGGTTTGGGGGGAGAGAGGAGAGAGGGGGGACACCTAGCGCAAACTGGAACGGAATCCGTGAAACGAAACCGTGAAACAGCAACGCAGATCACACGAGTACGTGTCCTCTCGGAGGCCGTGGTGCGGGGTGGAGCAGTGGTAGCTCGGCGGTCTCATACTCCGCAGGTCGTGGGTTCGATTCCCACCCCCGCTATATAACCCGGAGCGTTGTGCCGAAACCGTGGACCCCTGACGACGAACAGACGCTCCGCGAGCTGACGGACGCGGGGCTGAAGATCGCGCAGATTGCGGCACGGATGCAGCGCAGCGTGGCGTCGATCCACAACAAGCAGCATGCGCTGGATATCGGCACGAAGCGCAACGCCCGAAAAGACTTGCCAGCGCTGGATCGGGCGATCTTCGAGGGGTCCGGACGGGTCACCAGCGACCAGATTCCGGAGTGGCTAGAGCAGCTTAGGCCCGTGGCGTTGCCTGCGCCAGAGAAGCCGAAGCGGATCGTGGAGCCGGGAAACTACACGCTGGTCGCCGGAGACTTCCATTTTCCGGCCCAAAGTAACGCCAGCCTTGGGATTCTCTTAGAAGTCATCAGCCAGTTGCGCCCCAAGCGCCTGATCCTGAACGGCGATACCGTGGACCTGCTGGCGGTGAGTCGGTACCCCAAGGACCAGCGCCATGTCTGGGATCTGCGCCACGAAGTCACCGAGTTCCACAAGTTCCTCCACATGGCGCATAGTCTGGGTCGCGCATGGGGGATGGAGTTCGTGGAGACGGAGGCCAACCACAGCGGCAACGGGACCGCGTCCCGCTGGCATCGGTACCTGAGCGACCGCGTCCCGGTGCTCTACGGGCACCCGAAGGCCGAGCAGTTGCTGGAGTACCAGACATGGTTCTACCCAGACTGGTGCCCGATCCGGCTCCAAGACCACGCCATGATCGCGGACGAGCTGCTGGTTTTGCACGGCGACATGGTCCGCAAACACGCGGCCTATAGCGCCAGAGGCCACGCCGAGAAGTGGCACAGCAGCGTGATGCACAGCCACACGCACCGCATGGGCAGTAGCTTGGAGCGCATCCCGGCGGTCGGGGTCCGCCCCGAGCAGGTCCGTCGGGCCTACGAGATTGGCTGTATGTGCGACTTGAACCCCAGCTACGTCAGCGCCCCGAACTGGACGAACGGCTTTGCCATCGTCTCGCACGGGGACGAGCCGGGGCTGTACGGGGTCGAGTTGGTTAACGTGGTCAAGGATCGCGCCGTGGTTGCGGCGCTTGGCACCACCATCATCGCCCAGCCGGTGTGATATGCCCACCAAACGCACGGTCAGTTTCCCGGCGATTCCCAAGACGATCATGGCCCCGGCTGGGGAAGTGACGGTCGTGTTCTCTCCTAAGATCAAGCATCCCGATGGGGACGAGTGCTGGGGGATATGGGACGATGCGACCCGCACCATCACGCTCGACAAAACGGCGATGAAACGGCACCAGTGGCGCGTCCTGTTCCACGAACTCTGTCATGTGGCGCTGGATGACGCCGGACTGTCCAACGGGATGAACGACGAGCTGGTCGAGGCCGTCTGTGACGCGATTGCCAGCGCCCGGATGCGGGAGCGCTTCGGCTGATGCCAGCACCACGGAAGCGGCAGAAAGGGGATACCCAAGTTGAAGTGCGCTTGCACAAGCGCCATGTCGGGCAGCAACGGATTGTGGAAAACCCCGCCCGATTTAAAGTCGTGATGTGCGGACGCCGGTTTGGCAAGACGGCGCTTGGCATCCGGGAAGCCTGCGATGTGGCCATCGCTGGCCACCCCGTAGGCTGGTTTGCGCCCACGTACAAGTACGTCTTGGAAGTCTGGCGCGAACTCCTGCAGCGCCTCCAGCCGATCATCGCCCGATCCAACGACCAAGAACGCCGGATTGAACTGGTCACCGGCGGCGTCATCGAAATGTGGACGTTGGATACCCCAGATCCGGGCCTTGGGCGCAAATACAAGCTAGCCGTCATTGACGAGGCCGGGATTGTCCCGGACCTGTTGATGATTTGGCAACGGGCTATCCGCCCGACTTTAGTTGATTTAAGTGGACATGGGTTGTTTCTAGGGACGCCGCGAGGGCGGCGGCATGGGTTTATGGTGCTGTTCAACCGAGGAAATGACCCACATGACCCAGACTGGGCGAGCTTCCGTGCCAAAACGCTGGACAATCCGTACATCCCGCCGGAAGAGGTCGAGGCAGCTCGCCGTGAGCTGCCACCGGAGGTCTTTGCGCAGGAGTTCGAAGGCATCCCCACCGACGACGGGGCCAACCCGTTTGGACTTGAAGCCATTCGTCGGGCCGTTGACGGACACGAGCCTGCCGCCAAACATGGTCCAGCGGTGGTATATGGCGTCGATCTCGCCCGGAGCCTCGACTTCACCGTCGTCTGTGGTCTGGATGCCTACCGAAGGGTAGTGTTCTTGGAGCGGTGGCAAGCGCCGTGGGCGGTGACCAAGCAAAAGGTCCGAGACATCGCAGGCCAGACCCCCATCGTGGCCGATGCGACCGGCGTGGGCGATGCGATTGTGGCCGATTTGCAGGCGATGGGGGTGGATGTCACCCCACACATCTTCACGCAGCCGTCCAAACTGCGCCTCATGCAGCGTTTGGTGGCGGCGTTTCAGGGCAACGAGCTGCAGATCCCTGACGGGTGGCTGATCAACGAGCTAGAAGCCTTTGAGTTCACGTACACGGCGACCGGCGTGAAGTACGAAGCGCCGTCCGGCGAGCACGATGACGGGGTAATGGCGCTTGCGCTGGCCCTGTATGGCTGGGATCGCGTACAAGGGGTAGTCCCAGACGCCCCACCGGGGTTGCAATTTGTTCCCGATGACCCGAACTTATCCACAAACGAGTCCACAAGTCGCCGCCCCGGCGGAGCATGTGGAGATTTTCAGGCACAATTGCCAGCGGGGTGGTGATGGCTCAGGAAAAGCGCGGGATGGACGCGGTGCTTGCCAAGTCGGGCAAGGTGGGTCGTCCACGAAAGGCGATGATGCAGCGCAAGGGCAAGGGGCCGGGCATGGCCATCATGATTGCCATTGGCAAGCCTAAGGGCATGATGGGAGAAAAAACTTCCATGGAAGAAAAGCCCTCGCTGCGCGAAGAACTGGACGCCTCCAAGGGCGAAGGCCTGTCCAAGTCGCAGAAGATCGCAGCGCTTGAGGAGAAGATCGGCTATCTCAAGGCCGAACTCGCGCTGCTGAAGAACGAAAGCGACGAGATGGACGAGGAGATGGACAGCGAAGACGAGTCGGAAGACGAGTCGGAAGACATGGACGACTAATGGCCAAGTCTCCCGCGTGGCAGCGAGCCGAAGGCAAGAACCCGGAGGGTGGCCTGAACGACAAAGGCCGCGCTTCGCTTCGCGCTGAAGGGAAAGACATCAAACCGCCAGTCAAACGCTCAGAAGCAGCGGCCTCACCGACAAAAGCCAAACGCCGGATTGCCTTCTGCAAGCGGATGACTGGTATGAAGCGCAAACTAACCAGCGCGAAAACGGCCAACGACCCGAACTCGCGCATCAACAAGAGCCTTCGGGCGTGGGAGTGCTGATATGTCCGCAACAGTCCTGAAGTCTCAGCAGGTCACCGTGTCTGCCGCCGATCAGGCCGCGACCGTTATCGGCTTTCCGTCGCCCGGACAGGTCGCTGTGCAGATCACGGGCACGTTGTCGGCCACGATCAGCTTCGAAGCCACGGTTGATGGCACGAACTGGGTCGCGTTCAACATGATTCCGAGCAACTCCGCGACGGCGGCGGCGAGTGCGACGGCAGTTGGCGCGTGGTCGCAGGCGACGACGGGCTTTGCTGGCGTTCGTGCGCGATGCAGCGCCTACACCAGCGGTGCGCCGGTGGTCACGATCCGGTACGCTGCGCTGTGATGCTGTCCCTGCTCCCACATCTGATCTGGGCCGGGGTGGCCATCTTTGCCATCCGGCATCTGGCCGCAGCGGTGCAGCAGTTTGCCCCGGCATCCGCGCCAGAAGCGAGTGTGCTAGAGGAATTGCCGGAAGATTTGGTCGCACTGGCCATGACCGAGCAGGAAACGTGGGCGCAGGAAGAAGTGGTCCGTGCAATGCGGGAACGCTATGACACCCTGAAGGACTGGAATCTTGTACGCGCTGCGTTTGGCGTAGGCCGGAGAGAGAATCGATGACGATGCCGCCGTTGGACGAGTTTGGGGCGATGGATGATCCGACCTTCTCTGGGGCGGTCATGGAAGACGAGATGGCCCGACTGATGGAAGGGCTATCGCTCAACCCGTTGTCGCCCAACGAGCAGATGGAACCCAATCCGCCAGCGGATAGCCCCTACACCGCCGACGAAAACGCCCAAGCGCTGCTCCGGGCGCTGTATGGCCACGATGTGCCGATGGCCGACCCGCGTTTGGCAGAAGATCGGGCGGCATGGGCGGCATGGGGACGCGGATTGTGGGAATCGCGACGGGAAGCGGTGCAGATGCACCTGCATCTGGTCGAACGCAACCGACTCTTCCGCGCTGGCCAGCAGTGGATCAGTGCTCAGGGGTTAGGTCCGTGGCGTGAGCCGAGCCGTCCGCGTGATAGTGCGCGTGTGGTGTACAACATGGTCGACAAGGCGCTGGATCAGCGCTTGCAGATCATGATGGATCAGCGCCCCGGCTTTGCCGTCACTCCCACCACCCAAGATCCCGACGACCGGCGCAAGGCGCAGGCCCAGCAGCTCGCGCTGGAGTACCAGTACGAGCAGATGTTGATGGAGCGCCTGTCCCGTGAGGCTGGCTTCTGGTCGCAGACCGATGGCGTGGCGTTCTGGCACGTATTCTGGGACGCTGAACGTGGTCCGTGGGACGAGCGCCTTGGCGAACGCCCCGGCCAGAAGAAGCCACTGGGTGATCTGAATTGTCAGACCCTCCGAGTAGAACAAGTGCGCGTGTCGCCCAACGCGACCGCTACGCAGCCGCCGCAGTGGGTGGTCATCCGTGAGGTGATCTCCAAGCAGGAGGCCGCGTACCGCTATGGCGTGGCAGGACTGGACGCAGCGGCGATGAACCTGACCACCGGCAACGCGCCGACCTACAGCGGGTCGGAAGGCATCGGGGCGTGGGTGCTGACGCAGACCACGATTGGCGAAGGTCAGCGTCTCCGCGACGAGGATGTCACTGAGCGGTTCACGGTGTACCTTGCGCCCCACGCAGATGTCCTGCCGGAAGGGTTGCAGATCGTGATTGTGGGCAACGAGGTGGTGTTCGGCCCCAAGCCCCTGCTCTGGAACACGATCCCCGTGGTGCGGATTGCGGACGGCTCCAGTGACCCGTCGTACTACCCGCGTCCGGTGATGGAGCAGTGGATCGACCACCAGATGCGCGTCAATGCGCTGCTGTCCAAGTGGGTCGAAAATATCCGCGTCAACGCGGGTGGCCGCTTCCTCACGCGCCCCAACGCGATTGCCACCGAGACGTTCATGGGCGGCGTGACCTCCATGATCGAAGTCCGTGGCGCTGGCAGCATGGGCGATTCTATCCAGCCGGTCAACGGATTCAGCGTTGGCAACGATGTCAAGGAAGCCTTGGCACTGGAGCAACGCGCCTTTGAGAACGCCTCTGGCTGGAATCAGGTCAGCCGTGGGCAGGTGACGGGCGAGTCTGGCCGTGCCATCATCGCGGCCCGTGAACAGCTAGAGCGCGTGTTCTCCCCTGTCGTGGCCGCTATGGCACAGGCGTATACGGACTGGGCGAAGATCACGCTGGCCGGAATGGCGTGGGGCTACGATGTCCCCCGCTCGCTGGGCGCGATTGGCAAGGGTCGCCCCGATCTGGCTCGCGCCGTGACGGCGTCGGACTTCGACGGCCAGAGCGATGTGAAGGTGGAGAAGGCGTCGATGATGCCGATGCCCATGGCGTTCCGCATGTACCTGCTGGACAACTGGTTGCAGACGGGCGTGATCGACCTCAAGGAATATCGCCGCCGTCAGCAGTTTGCCTTGGCTACCAACATCTCGTCCCCGGACGAAGATCAGGAAGCCCGTGCCAAGCGCGTGGCAGATGCCATCCGCCAGCAGATGCCGCTGCCTGAACTCCGGTGGCAGGACAACGAAGCGATCCATCAGGATGTGCTGGAGCGCGAAATCCTGCTACAGGACGATCTCGACCCCACGATCATTGCCATGGCACAGGAGCGCTGGACCGCCTTGGCGAACCAAGCCTCGCAGAAGCAAGGGGGCATGATGCCCCCGACACCGGGGGCTGGCCCCGGTCCACAAGGCGGACCTCCCGCCGCCAGCGTTCCACCCATCCCGCCGAGCCAGTTGCCACTGGCAAGCGGCAACCCGCCCATCGGGGTCGCGCCACTGCTCCAGCAGCAGTTGGCAGGAATCCCGGATGAAGAGGCTGCTGCGCGTCAGGCCGACATCTTATCTCGGCAGCAATAACCCCCAGTTATGACCGCTCCCGTATTTGACATCAAGGACGCTATCAGTGAAGCGGTAGCGTCCGCCATTCCCGCTCCGGTGGCCGACACCCCTGTCGCACCCCAGACGGAGGATGTGGAGGCAGACGAAGCCCCCGAAGCCGACGCCCCTGAAGCCGCAGACGAGGATGCAGAGGCAGAAGCAGAGCAGCCAGCCGTCGAGTTGCCAGAAGGATATGTCGCCGTGCCTTCAGTCACCGAAGGGCTGGCGACAGAGTTCGCGCTCTTTGACGACGATGGCGAGGTCGAAGTCCCAGCGCTGATGGTCGAGTACAAGGCCAATGGCAAGATCCGAAAGGACCGGCTGGATCAGGTGGTGAAGCTGGCCCAGTGGGGCGTGTACAACGAAGAGCGGGACCGCAAGGCGACAGCGATTGAGCAGGAGTACCAGAACACGCTGGCCGCTGTGCAGGAGATGGAAGAAGCTGTGGCGGAACGCGAAGCCCAGATGGAACGCCTCTTGAACGATGAGGAGTTTCTGGAGGCGGTGCGGGAAGCGTACTACGCAGAAAACTCGCCGGAAAAGCGAGCCGAACGGGCCGAGCGCGAAACGAACAACTTGCGCGTCTCGTACCAGATGCAACAGATTCAGAGTGCGGGTGAGCAGTTTTATTCGGGTGAGGTGTTGCCAGCCGTCCAGATGATCACGGACGCACTGCCAAACGTCACGCCGCAGGAACTGGAATCCCGGCTTCATATGGTGATGCAAGCGCACGCGGAGACTGCTCCCAACGGACAGCCGTATGTTCCGCCGTCACGCTACGATGCCATTCGGCAGTACATCGTTGACGACTTGGCCCTTTGGGCGCAGATGGTCAATGCCAAGCGGTCGCAGCCCGTTGACGCCGAAAAGGCGTCGGTCAAGGCGGAACTGGATCGGGCACGGGTCGAAGCGCAGAAAGCCAAGAATCTGGTTGGCAAGGCGATGAAGCCTGCTGGTCAGGCTGGCAAGGCAACGGACGCACCGAAGCGTTCTGCCAAACCTGCAACGGTCGATGATGCTATCTCAAGCGCACTGTCCTCAGTGCTGTCGAGTATCTCATCCTAGTGTTACGGAGGCATTATGCCTAATCCTACGGTTATCTCTGATGCAGAACTGACTGGTCTGCTGAAGAACGTCTACAGTCAGTTCCGTGAGAAGGTGCAGAACCTTGTCACCCCGCTCCTCGCCCAGCTCCAGAAGGGTCAGGCTGGCGGCCCCCGCAACATGCGCTGGGGCGGCAACAACGTGTTCTTCGATGTGGTCGTCGGGCGTCCGTCCGGTGCCACGTTCTCGCCCTCTGGCTACTTCCCGCCCGACACGACGGCGACTGAAGTGCAGGGCAATGTGGGCATCGTCCGTGCCTACACCACCCGTCAGGTGGACGGCCTCGCGTTCGTTGGCACCCAGTCGAAGGATGCCGCGTTCGCGACCATCGCCACCAAGACGATGGAAGAAATCAAGGACGCCTCGACGCTGCTCATGCAGCAGGCCCTGCACAACAAGCAGGACGGCGTGGTGGCCCTGATCGGCACGGCTTCGTCCACTACGTCGATCATCGTCTCGTCGCCCTACGGCATCGCTGGCGCTGGTCAGGGTGCGCTGCTCCTCTCGGTCGGTGACAACATCGCCGTCCTCGATACGTCCTCGTCGGACGCGGTTCTTGGCCGCGCCCAGATCACGGCGATCACCAACAGCGGCGACAACGCCACGCTGACCCTTGGCACCGCGATCAGCGGCATGGCTGCGACGGACAAGATCGTCAAGGCGACCGCGAGCGACACCTCGTTCAACAACGCCATGAACGGCCTTGTGAACATCACGAACCGTGGGGGCAGCTACGCGAGCCTTCACAACATTTCTGCGAGCACGTACAACATTTGGAACGCGACGCAGATGGTGGCGGGGACCGACACGCCGGATGTGAACCAGCCGACCGAGTCGGACATCTGGGATCTCATCCAGCGTATCAACGGGCGTAGCGGCAAGGACGCGATGACCCGTCCGAAGGACTTCCTCCTCATGACCACGCCGGGCCTGTCCAAGAAGCTCATGGAGAGCATGGTCGGCCAGCGTCGGTTCACGGCGGGTGAGTTCAGCACGACCATCAAGGGCGGCTACAAGGCGCTTGAGGTGTGTGGTATCCCGCTGGTGCAGGACTACTACGTCCCCGCTGGCACGATCTATCTCCTCCACATCCCGTCGCTGGCGTGGGTGGATGCGAAGGATTGGGGCTTCGTGGAGTTTGAGGGTGCGGGTCCGTGGCGTTGGCTGCAGGGCCGCGATGCGTTCGAGACGACCTACGGCTGGTACGGCAACCTTGCCTGTCTGGCGCGTAACGCCCATGGGTCGATCACGGGCTACACCGACACGGCTCGCTACAGCCACATCTAACAGCGAACGGGGGGTGGTTGGCAACAGCCACCCCCTACGCGCTCCCTCTGAACGGAGACTTCCATGAGCGTAGGCAATATCTTTGCGCCATTGCCGGGACGGTTTGGGGTGCTCCCCAACCTGCTCGTCGGGCGTTGTGTCGCAGCCATCGGGAATAGCACGACGACCACGTACAACTTCGGAGCGCATCCCGCTTCGTGCCTGATCAATCGTGCGGTGGTGTCGGCTGGTACGGTTCCGGCTTCCAGCGGCACGATCCTTGGTGTGCTACAGAAGTACGATGCGTCGGCTGACGCGGCGGTGGTGCTGAGTGGCGATGTCGATCTGGAGGCGCTGACCGCGCACGAAGGCACGGCGATCCCGCTCCTCACCACGCTGACGGACGCGCAGAAGACGCTCGACACGGGTGACACGGTGCGCTTTGTCGTGACCACGACCAACACGGTTTCGACGGCGGCAGTGGACCTGACGGTGAACGTCGAACTGCTGGTGCAGAACTGATGACCGCCCCGGTGGTCCTGAGCCATCGGGGAACGCCGGAGCCGTCGTCTGAGATTCAGCGGCGGCTTGCGGCAGTTCACCCGCGTTTGTTCCTGCGGTTTGTTGAAGTGTTTGACGCGCACTGGGCGCTGTGTATGCGATGGGAGGAACACGACCGTCGCTACGCGGAGATGCAGCAGCAGACCATCGACCCGGAACGGGCCTTTGACATCATTGGCTACTTGCCAATGGATTGCAGCGTAGACACCGCCCCGTCGTATATCGAACGCGCCTTGCGTCAGTATCCGGTAGAAGAAGTCCGTCGCGTGGCCGACTTCGTCCAAGGGTTCAATGCAACGGCTCCCGTGGCAGCCGCCATCGAACAGGCGATGGCCGAAGTGCTTGATGCGCCAGTTGCCAAGAAGCGTGGGCGTCCATCGAAGGCATCCTAAGTTTTTTTGAGGGAGTACCATGCCCAGCATAAACCGTGCGCAGTTGGTTGAACAAACCCGTGAATACATGGACGCGGTCGGGTCTACACGCTGGACCGACAGTGCGATCCAAACGGTGTTAGCGCAGGTGTATGACGAGGAGTGGTCGAACATCCTCAACGCTGCGCCGTACTACACGTTTCAGCAGCTCACGTTGACCACGGATGCGAACGGGCAGATTCCGTTTAGCAGCTTGAACACGGGCAGCGGCGATGCGGAGCAGAACTTCTACCGCCTGCTGTCAGTCAGCGACGGCAACGTGCTGTACGACGAAACTTCGTTTCAGAACGTCCCACTGGCGACGACGACGAACTATCTCCCGACGTATCCCCGCCTGTACTATCTGGTCGGGGAGCTGGTGCAGATTCTTCCGGTTGGCAGCGGGACAAGCATCTACATCGCCACGAACTACAAGCCCACGGCGCTGAACGATCTGTCCACGGATGCGATCCCCATTTCGTTTCCGCCCAACAGCGAAGGCATTCTTGTGGCATCTGCGGCGGCCAAGCTCCTGCTCAAGGGCGGGGCCGAAGTCGGCGCGGCCAACAACTTCCGAGCGCTGGCCAACGAAGAGCGCCAGTCGATGCTGGACGATCTGCGCCGTCGCACGATCAACCCGACGCGCATGGCGTACCCCGACCAGAAGTATGACTGGAGCGGCGGCTAATGGCGGCAGGAGATCGTGTCCTCGACGTGCAACCCCGCTTTGACGGGGGGCTGAACAGCGTCTCCGATGATGCGGCGGTGCAGGACAACCAAGTCCGCTCCTCGGCAAACGCTCGCCTGACCGACTACGGCGCGATCAGCAAGCGCGGGGGAACGCGGCGGACTGCTGCGGCCCTCGCCGCGCAGCCGGTCACGGGCGGCTACACATGGACGAAGGACGACGGCACCGTCTCCGTCTTGGCGGTCTGCAACGGCAAGCTCTTTACGTCGGCGTTCAACCCGACGACATGGACATGGACAGAGCAGACCGGGACACTGGCGTCTGCCACCACTTCGTACTTTGCCAACTTCCGTGACGGCAGTGGCAACGATGTGGTGTACATCGCCGACGGGGGACCGCTCAACAAGTGGAGCGGATCGGCCCTGTCCACCAATCTCGCCGGGACGCCGGATGCGGCAGCGATTGCCGTGTACAACGAACGGCTGTGGTCGTGCGGCGACCCGGACTATCCCGACAGCATCTTCTATTCGGCGCTCAACAACGGCGATACGCTAGGCGTTGGCGCGTCAGACGGTGGGCAGATTGTCATTCGCACGTTTGGCAACGAAGCGATTGTCGGGCTGGCGTCGATCAACACCTCGCTGCTGATCTTCCACAAGCGTGGTATCTCGCGGCTGACCGGCTACGGGCAGGACGACTTGACCGTCGCGCCACAGGCCGTGACCGCCGATGTGGGTACGATTGCCAAGAACAGTATCGTGGCCAGCCAGAACATCGCGTACTTCATCTCTGAGCGCGGCCTCTACCGCTGCAACGAGGCAGAGGTGGCGTCGATTGGCACCCCGCAGCAGCCGGATCCGATCCTGCCCATCATCCGGCAGTTGTCCTCCACGGACTTCGACAAGATCAACTGCGTCATCAATCGGGCGACCAAAGAGTTGTGGATCACCATCCCCAACTTCGGCTGCTACCAGTACCACACGGTCCTCAACGCATGGTCGGGTCCGTGGGATACGGCCTATACGTCACCGGACACGACCTATCTGTTTGAGTGCCTGAACACGGCGGGACTGCCCATTGTGCTGCGCGGAGATGCCTCTGGGTACGTCAGTGTCTGCGATGCGCCGGGCGTGTTCTTGGACAACGTGGCCAGCGATGGGACGGGTGGGACGCGCTACGCGATGAGCGTCCAGATGCACCGCCTGTACTGCGGCGACGATGCGCTGGCCAAGTCGTTGCGCTGGGGCTACCTCACCGCGCAGCTCAACGGCTCAGACCAGACCCGTGTGCAGTGGAGCACCGGCGAGTCGTTCGGCTCGTACAGCCTGCCGCCGACCTACAGCTCGACATGGGGCGGCGCTGGCACCTACTGGGGCACTGGCACATGGGGTGGCGCAGGCAGTGTGAATTACCGCATCCCGATGGGCGGGACGGGATACTACATCGATGTTACGATCATTGACTCCGGCAGTTCGCAGCCGGTGTTTAGTCGCTTCCAGCTAGAAGCGTTCGCGCTTGGACGGAGATAACGATGGCTCAAACAGTCGCACAGCATAGCGTTGCCTCGTTCACCTCTCCGGTGAATGGCACCAGCCCTATCGACGCCAATCAGGTGCGAGGGAACGACAACACCCTCCGCGCTGGCTACAACGATCATGACGCCGATCCGGGCATCCACCTCCAGTCGTCTGCGCTTGCTTCGCGTCCAGCGGCAGGGGAAGCAGGGCGCAAGTGGCTGACCACGGACACGGGCGTGGTGCGCCTGTACCTCGACACCGGCTCGGCGTGGGCGGACATCAGCTACCTGCCGCTGGCCGGTGGTACGGTTGCTGGCAACGTGTCGATCACGGGGACGCTGGCTGTCACCAGCGCCATCACCGCCACGGGTGGCGTGGTTGGCAACGTGACGGGCAACGTCACCGGCAACGTGACCGGCAACGCCAGCACCGCCACGGCACTGGCGACGGCGCGGACCATCAACGGCGTCAGCTTTGACGGCACGGCCAACATCACCGTCACGGCAGACGCGGGAACGCTGACTGGATCGACGCTGGCGTCTGGCGTTACCGCCTCGTCACTGACCAGTGTGGGGACGCTGGCCAACCTCACCGTCACCAACCCTATAACGGGTAGCGTGACAGGGTCCAGCGGCAGCACGACGGGCAACGCGGCGACCGCCACGGCGCTCCAGACGGCTCGCACGATTAACGGCACCAGCTTCAATGGCACGGCAGACATCACCGTGACGGCGGCAGCGGGAACGCTGACTGGCACCACGCTGAACAGCACGGTGACGGCGTCCAGTTTGACCAGCGTGGGAACGCTGACCGCTGGCACGATTGGCTCGGGCTTCACGGCCATTGCCAACTCCGCGCTGGCCAACAGCAGCGTGACGGTGAACGGCACGGCGATTGCGCTGGGGGCCAGTGGTACGGTGACAGCAGCGGCTGGCACCCTGACCGGCAGCACCCTTGCCAGCGGCGTGACGGCCTCCAGCCTGACCAGTGTTGGCACCCTGTCCTCGCTGGCCGTCAGCGGTACCACGGCGCTGAACGGGCAGACCTACACATGGCCGTCTGGCGGTGGCACCAACGGGCAGGTCCTCAGCACCAACGGTAGCGGCACCCTGTCATGGACGACGGTATCCGGTGGCGGCGGCACAACGACCAACAGCCTGACGGCTGGCAGCTACCTGACGGGCGGTTCGTTCAACGGCAGTGCTGCCGTGACGTTCGCCGTGGACGCGACGGATGCCAATACGGCCAGCAAGGTGGTGGCGCGAGATAGCAGCGGCAACTTCAGCGCCGGAACGATCACGGCAGCGTTGAGTGGCAATGCTTCGACGGCGACCACGTTGGCCACCGCACGGAACATCAACGGCGTGTCCTTCAACGGCAGCGCAGACATTACCGTCACCGCTGCTGCTGGCACGTTGACGGGGTCCACGCTCGCGTCGGGTGTCACCGCTTCGTCGCTGACCAGCGTCGGGACGTTGGCCAACCTGACGGTGACGAACACCATCACGGGCAGCGTCAGTGGCAGCGCGGGAAGCGTGGCAGCAGCCAATATCACAGGCACGACACTGGCGTCTGGTGTCACGGCATCCTCGCTTACCAGCGTTGGGACACTGTCGTCGCTGACGCTGGGCGGTACGGTGTCGATGGCGGATAACGTCATCAGCCGTCCGCGCTTCACGGACTACGCGGAGACGTACACCAACCCGTCGATCAGCAGCGGGACGCTGACGTTGAACTTGGAAAACGGCAACGTGTTCCGTGTCTCGCGCAATGCAAACATCACCACGCTGACGATCAGCAATCCAGCAGGGACGGGCAACGCCTGTAGCTTCACGCTGATCTTTGATGCCAACGGGACGAGCTACACGATTACGTGGCCCGCAGCGGTCAAGTGGCCTGGTGGCACCGCGCCGACGATCACGACCACGAACTCGCGCTCTGACATGTTCGTGTTCTACACCAACAACGCGGGCACGACATGGTACGCCATGACCGCCGCGCAGAACTTTGTGACGACCTGACCTATGCTTGCTGATCGACTACTGATGACCAATAAAGCTGCCGTAGCTGGGCAGGAACTCTATGACACGGCTGGGACGTACACATGGACCGCTCCGGCTGGCGTGACAAGTATTAGCGTGTGTTGTGTCGGCGGCGGCGGCGGGTCTGATGTAGCTGTAGGTAACACTCAAGCACAGTCTGGCGGCGGTGGCGGTGGCGCATTGGCATACGCCAACAACGTAAGTGTTACTCCTGGAACGAACTATACAGTTGTTGTTGGCGGAACCGGTGGTAATTCACGATTTGGCTCCTCTGTTTGCGAAGCCGGTGGCGGGAAGAACGGTTACATAGGCGGTGCCGGTGGTACTGTCGTTTTTGGTACTGGAGGGGCCGGTGGCGCTGGTGGCACTGCCAATGCTGGCTACACCAATTCATACAACGGCACTCCTCGCTATGGCGGCGCTGGCGGTGGTGGGGCTGGTGGATATAGCGGAACTGGTGGCGCTGGAGGAAACAACAACAGCGATAACACCACTACAAGCGGCAGCACCGGAGGGAATGGCGCTGGCGGTGGCGGCGGTGGTGGCGGCGGCGGTGCAGGTGAGTATGAGACACCTCAATACCAAGAAGTATATGGTGTCTATAGTGGCAGAGGTGGAGGTGGTGTCGGCGTAAAAGGCACTGGATCAAACGGTGCCGGTGGCGCTGGCGGGAATTACAATAGTTTTAATGCGGTAACAGGCGGTGCTGGTTCTGGTGGGGTTGCACCTCCGGGATTTGGAGGTGGCGCATATGGCGGTGGCGCTGCAAGCACAGGTATCTCTTGGCGTTGGCAACCGTTTGAGGACCCTAGCGGATCAGTTGTTACGGTAGGTGGTGGCACCATCGGCGGAGGACGCGGTGCTGTCCGCATCATGTGGGGCACTGGCCGTTCTTATCCTTCTAACGCAGCGGACGTATAACACATGAACATTCTCTCTGACTCCGATCTGTTGGTTATCAAGGAAGTGAACGGTCAGCCCGATGGCTTCCCGATGACCTACAGCAACTTTCGGTTGATCCACCCGCAGACCTCGTTCCCTGATCTGCCTGACAATTCGTTCTTGGTAGACTTCGGGTACAAGGTGTTTAAGCACACCAACCAGCCGCCGGTCCCGCAGTTTGAGACTATCGCGGACGGGCCGATTGTGTGGAGCGCCAATCTTGAGGCCTACACCAACACCTATGTCCTGACGCCGTTCACGCCAGCGCAGATGGAACGGGCGCGACAGATTCAGCTCGGGGCGCTGGTGGTGGAGAAGAACACGCGCTTGCTTCAGTGTGACTGGACGCAGCTCCCCGATGTGACGCTGACGCCGGAGCAGGTGGCCGCGTGGCGCGTCTATCGCCAGCAGCTCCGCGACTACATGAACGGCGTCACCGATCCGTTCCATCCTCCGGCGTGGCCCGTCCCGCCGCAGTCGTAAGCGATGCCAGTCCTGCTGCCACGCCACACGCTCAAGACGTTCACCACCCCGGTCAACATTGGCACGGGGTTGATTGACGCGAACATCGTGCGGACGAACGACAACCTCACGGGCGTGGCGTTCAACGCGCACGATGCGGATACGTCGATCCATGTGCAGTCTGGGGCGCACAGCAGCCGACCGGCCAGCGCCACGGAAGGGTCGTTCTGGGTCTCGACCGATACGCGGATCGCGTACATCTACACCAGTGGCGCATGGCAGGCGCTGGATACATGGTCGAGCGGAAACTACCACGGCGCGTTCTCGGACTCCACCGACCAGACGGCAGGGGCGATCAACACCGGCACGTTGGTCACGTTTGACAGCACGGATGTCAGCAATGGCGTCACGCTGGTCAGCGGATCGCAGATCAAGGTGACGAACGCCGGGACATACAACATCCAGTTCAGCGTCCAGTTGGCTAATGCCGACTCGCAGGACCAAGACGTCTGGCTGTGGCTCAAGAAGAACGGGACGAACGTGGCCAGCACGGGTGGGCGCGTGACGGTGGTGAGCAAGCACGGGTCCGTGGATGGCCACCTCATCGCCATTTGGAATGTGTTCCTCACACTGGCTGCGAACGACTACGTCCAGTTGTACTGGGAGACCACGAACACCAACTGCCGGATTGAAGCGATCCCTGCCGCTGGCGACCATCCCGCTGCGCCGTCCGTTATCCTCACCGTCAACCGCGTCTAACCATGCCCAAGCGCAAGGTGGCCATGAAGCGCCCGACGCCGACGAACCCCGACAAGTGGGCGGCAGCGGTGTCCGAGGCCAAGGCCAAGTTCAAGGTCTATCCGTCAGCCTACGCCAACGCCTACGCCTCCAAGCGGTACAAGGCGATGGGCGGTGGCTGGAAAGGCCCCAACAACAAGGTGTCCTGACATGGCCAAAGGCGGATTGGGCAAGTGGTTTCAAGAGGAGTGGGTGGACATTTCCCGCAAGGACAAGTCGGGGAAGGACGCCCCCTGTGGCCGCGACAAGGCGGATACCGCGTCGGCTGGCTACCCGAAGTGCCGCCCCAAGGCTGAGGCGCAGCGGATGTCCGCTGAGGCCCGGAAGCTGGCGGTTCGACGCAAGCGCAGTAAGCCGCAGGGTGTCTGCGGCAAACCCACCATCGTGAAGTAGGAGACGTTATGCCGATCAAGAGCAAGGCCCAGAACCGGCTGATGCAGGCCGCTGCCGCTGGCAAGGTGAAGGACGGCCCAAGCAAGGCCGTGGCCAAGGAGTTCATCAAGGCCACGCCGAAGAAGGCGTTTGCCAAGATGCCAGAGACGGCCCGGAAGATGGTCGCCAAGCGAAAGGGGGGCTACTGATGACCGTCCCGGTCGCTTTGGATTACCGCGCTGCCAACGAGGGGCTGGTGTCAATTTCCCAGCAGTTTGCGGTTAGATTCCAGCAGGAGATGGAGCGCATCGCGCAGGTCGCGTTCGATGCCGCCCCGGACCTCAAGCCGGAAGAGGGGTGGCGCTATGATGTGTTCGCCCACACCTATGTCCAACTGGCGCTCCCCGTTGAGGATGCGCCGTCAACTGAACCGGCCTCTGAGGCCACGGAGTAACGATGGCTCGTAAGCGTGGTGGACTGGCGGGACTGTACGACCGCAACAAAGGATTGATTCGTACAGGGGCCACTATTGGCGCATCGCTCTTGGGTGGGCCGTTGGCTGGCGCAGCGACTGGCGCGGCGTTCCGTGGCCTTGACCGAGAAGGCAAGCGCGGCATTGGCTTTGACATTGGGCAGGGGCTTCGTGGTGGTATCGAAGGCTACGGCCTTGGCCAGACCACGCAGGCTGTGTCTGGTGGCATCAAGGGATTGCTGACAGCGCAGAAGCTGAACTCACTTGCCCCAATGGACGCGGCCAGCAAGATCGGCCTCACTGGTGGTGGCCCGTCTTCGTTTGCAATTGCGCCGGTAGACGCTTCGTCGCTCAGTGTGGCCCCTTCCCCGTTTGCCAATGTTATCCCTCAGGGCGCAACAGCGGCCAAGG